GGGCTGGATTGGAAGCCGATGGGCTTTAGCCCCAGCGACATGGAGTTTCACCAGACCAAACAGGCGGCCGCGCGCGAGATCGCCATCGCCTTTGGTGTGCCGCCGATGCTGATGGGCATTCCGGGCGATGCCACCTATGCGAATTACCAAGAGGCGAACCGCGCGTTCTACCGCCTGACGGTGCTGCCCTTGGTCCAGCGGGTTGTCGCGGGCGTGTCACACTGGTTGCAGGGCTTTACGGGCGAGGCGGTGGAATTGCGCCCTGATCTCGATCAGATCCCCGCGCTTGCGGTGGAGCGTGATCAGCAATGGGCGCGGGTGGGTGCGGCGGATTTCCTGACGCCTGCCGAAAAGCGGGTGCTTTTGGGGCTGCCGCGCCTTGCGGAGGATGGTGAGGCGTGAGGAAGCCGGGCGAGAGCGGATCGCGCTTTGTCTACGACAGTTTTGACGCGGCTGCGGCGCGGATCGAAGCGAACGAGCGCGTGGCCGAAGAGCGTTGGGCGGCGTTGGATTGGCGTTTGGGCCAGATTGATGCGGTGCTGGAGCGGCTGGAAAAACGCATCTGGCTGGGTGTTTACGGGGTCGCGGCCTTTCTGGCCGCCCAGATGGCCGAGGCGCTCATTCAGGCGGCCACGCGATAGATCGGTGAGGTGAGGAATGACCATGCAAACGGGACTGGAGCGCAAGGATATGCCCCTGATCGGGGCGGAGGATCTGGGCTTGCGCGTGACGGATGGCCACGGGATCGAGGGTTATGCCAGCCTTTTCGGCAAGCGTGATCAGGGCGGTGATGTGGTGGTGAGGGGGGCCTATGCGGCGAGCCTCAAACGGCTGGCCGCGGGTGGGCGGGCGGTCAAGATGCTGTGGCAGCATGATCCGGCACAGCCCATCGGCATCTGGGACGAGGTTCGCGAGGATGACCGTGGCCTCTGGGTCAAGGGGCGGTTGCTGTCCGATGTGGCAAAGGGGCGCGAGGCGGCGGCGCTTTTGTCGGCGGGGGCGATTGACGGCCTGTCGATCGGCTATCGGACGGTGCGCGCGGAACGCGACGCCAAGGGCCAGCGTCTTTTGCAGGAACTGGAGCTGTGGGAGGTGTCTTTGGTCACGTTTCCGATGCTTCCCGATGCACGGGTGGCAGCCAAGGGCGATGAGCCGGTGGCAAACCCCGATGCCGAGACATGGCGCAGTCTGGCGCAGGTCTTGACCAAAGCGGCAGAGGCGCTGAGCGGGCGCATCTAGGCCCGGATTTTCGACAGAACCGAAGGATGGACGGAATGACCGAGACCAAGGCTCGGGCCGGGGAAGGTGTGCCTATGGCCACCAAGGCGGCCCACACTCCGGCTGCGGAAGTGAAGACCGCGCTGGAAGGATTTCTGAACGCTTTCAGAGGCTTTCAGAGCGAAGTGAAACAATCGTTGCAACATCAGGAAGAGCGTTTGACCATGCTGGATCGCAAACAGATGACTTTTGGCCGCCCTGCACTGGCCGCCAGTGCCGAGGTGGAAGTGCCCCACAAGAAGGCCTTTGGCGCCTACTTGCGATCGGGCGATGACGACGGCCTGCGCGGGCTGGTCCTCGAGGGCAAGGCGATGTCCACTACGGTGGCCGCCGATGGGGGCTATCTGGTGGATCCGGCAACGGCCGACACGATCCGGTCGATGCTGGTCTCGACCTCGTCCTTGCGGGCGGTGGCGAATGTGGTTCAGGTGGAGGCCACGTCGTTTGACGTGCTGATCGACCGGTCCGAGGTCGGGTCGGGCTGGGCCACGGAGGCGGGCGCGCAGGCGGAAACCGGCACGCCGACCATCGAGCGCATTTCGATCAAGCTGCATGAGTTGTCGGCCATGCCCAAGGCCAGCCAGCGTTTGCTGGATGACAGCGCCTTTGACGTCGAGGGCTGGCTTGCTGGCAAGATCGCCACGCGTTTCATCCGTGCCGAGGCGGGGGCCTTCATCAATGGCGATGGCGTGGACAAGCCCAAGGGTATTCTGTTGCCGCCGAAGGTGGCCAACGCATCCTGGAGCTGGGGCAATCTGGGCTACATTCCGACAGGGGCTGCAGCCGATTTTGCGACGACCAATGCCAGCGATTGCATCGTCAATCTGGTCTATGCGCTGGGGGCGGATTACCGCGCCAATGGCACCTTCCTGATGAATTCGAAAACGGCGGGGGCCGTGCGGAAGATGAAGGATGCCGATGGCCGCTTTATGTGGGGCGACAGCCTGCAGGCCGGAGAACCCGCGCGCCTGATGGGCTATCCGGTGTTGATCTGCGAGGACATGCCGGATGTGGCGGCCAACAGCCACCCCGTCGCGTTTGGCGATTTCACCGCCGGCTATACGATTGCCGAGCGTCCCGATCTGCGGATCCTGCGCGATCCCTTCTCGGCCAAGCCGAACGTGCTCTTCTACGCCAACAAGCGTGTGGGCGGTGATGTCACCGATTTCGCAGCGATCAAGCTGCTGCGTGTCGCCGTCTCGTAACCGAGGCTGCGGGTCCGGCTCCATTCGGGGGCCGGACCTGTGGGCGCGCGGACAGGGAAGGGGCCTTCGGGCCGATGGCGAAGGATGGGACGATGATGCTGACAGAGATGACGACCGTGGCGGCTTTGGCCCTGCCGGTGCAGGCGCTAAAAGACCATCTGCGGTTGGGCAGCGGGTTTACCGAGGACGGTCTGCAGGACGGGTTGATCGAGGCTTACCTGCGCGCCGCGATTGCGGTGGTGGAGGGGCGGATCGGCAAGGTTCTTTTGCAAAAGCGGTTCAAGTTGGTGCTGGAAGATTGGCGGTCGGCGGACGAGCAGGCTTTGCCGGTGGCCCCTGTGTCGGCTGTGGTGTCCGCGTCGGTGGTCGATGCGTCGGGGGTTGCCCTTGTGCTGGATGCCGCGCGCTACCGTTTGGTGCAGGACATCCATCGGCCAAAAATGGCGGCGGTCGGTGTGCTTTTGCCGACGGTGCCGACCGACGGGCGCGCCGAGGTGGTGTTCGACGCGGGCTTCGGCGCGACATGGGCGGCGGTTCCGGTCGATCTTGCGCAGGCGGTCCTGCTGTTGGCGGCGGAGTATTACGAGACGCGTCAGCCGGGCGATGCCGGGGCGTCGGGATTGCCGTTTCCGGTGCAGGCGCTGATCGAACGCTGGCGCACGGTGCGGCTCCTCGGGGGGCGGGCATGACAGGGGTGCATCTGGATCGGCGGATGGTGCTGGAGGCGCCCGTTCGGGTCGCCGACGGCGCGGGCGGATTTCACCTGAGCTGGGCGGTGCGGGGGGTGCTCTGGGCGGCACTGGCCCCCGGTGCCGGGCGCGAGGCGGCAGGGGTCGAGGTGCGGGCGTCGCAGGTTCCGTACCGCATCACGCTGCGGGCGGCGCCCGTCGGATCATCCGCGCGGCCAAAGCCCGAGGACCGGCTGCGCGACGGGACGCGGGTGTTCACGCTTCTTGCGGTGACAGAGGCAGACCCCCGAGGACGGTATCTGACCTGTTTCGCGCGTGAGGAGGTGCCGGCATGAGCTATGCGGCTGCGGCGGCCTTGCAGGCCGCGATTTACGGGGTGTTGGCAGCGGCGCCTGCGCTTTCGGGGATCAGCATTGTGGATGCGATGCCTTCGGGCGCACCGCCGGGAACCTTTGTGCTGATCGGTCCCGAGGTTGTTGTCGATCAGTCGGACGGCACCGGAGCCGGTGCCGAGCATCGCTTCACGATCAGCGTCATCAGCGATGCCGACGGGTTCCAGACGGCCAAAACGCTGGCCTCGGCGGCCTCGGCGGCTGTGCTGGCGGGGGGGCTGAGCCTCGGGACCGGGCATCTGGTTGCCATCCATTTCCAGCGCGCTGTTGCGCGGCGGCTTGATGCCGGAACCGCGCGGCGCATCGACATGAGCTTTCGGGCGCGTGTGCAGCTTTGACGGATTTTCACAGCCCCGGACCGAAACCGGCGGCGGTTCAGGAGACAGCAGATGGCAGTTCAGAACGGCAAGGATCTTTTGATCAAGGTCGATATGGTGGGTGACGGGCAGTTCCAGACCTTGGCGGGGCTGCGGGCGCAGCGGTTCAGCCTGAACGCGGAACAGGTGGATGTCACCAGCCTTGAAAGTGCGGGCGGCTGGCGCGAGCTTTTGGCGGGGGCGGGCGTGAAATCGGCCTCGATCTCGGGGTCGGGCGTGTTTCGCGATGCGGCCACCGACGGGCGGGCGCGGCAGATCTTTTTCGATGCCGAAACCCCAGATTTTCAGGTCGTGGTACCCGATTTCGGCACGATCGAGGGGCCGTTCCAGATCAGCAGCATCGAATATGCGGGCAGTCACAACGGGGAGGCGACCTACGAGATCAGCCTCGCCTCGGCGGGCCTTCTGACCTTCGTGGCGCTTTGAGGGGGTGGCCATGGCGAACCCTTATGCGGGCGAGGTGGCGATTGTGCTGGATGGCCAGCCGCATGTTGCCAAGCTGACGCTCGGCGCGCTGGCGGAGTTGGAGTTTGCGCTGGAGGCAGGGTGTTTGATGGACCTTGTGGCGCGCTTTGAGACGCAGCGCTTTACCACGCGCGATGTGCTGGCGCTGATCGTCGCGGGTCTCAGGGGGGGCGGCTGGCAGGGTTCGGCTGCCGATCTTCGGACGGTCACGATTGAAGGTGGCCCGATCGAGGCGGCGCGATTGGCCGCGCAGCTTTTGGCGCGCGCGTTCGATGTGCCGGGGCCGGGATGAGCGGGATCGATTGGCCTGGGCTGATGCGGGTGGGGATGGGACATCTGCGCCTGACGCCGGACCAGTTCTGGCGGCTTAGCCCCGTGGAATTGCGGATCATGTTGGGGGCAGAGGCGGCGGTGCCGCCTTTGACGCGGGCGCGGCTGGAGGAACTGGCAGCGGCATATCCCGATCGGGGAAAGGGCACGGATCATGGCCGAGATTGACGAGTTGCAGGACCAGATCGCCGCACTTGAGGCAACGCTTACGGGCAGCGCCGGTATGGTGGCTGCGTTCGACGGAGAACTGGCGCGGATGCGGGAGACGCTCATGTTTACCGGGCGCGAGGTGAACACGCTGTCCACCGGTATCGGTGGTGGCCTGCGCCGCGCCTTTGACGGGCTGGTGTTTGACGGGATGAAGCTGTCGGACGCGTTGCGCGGCGTGGCGCGGACCATGGCCGACACCGTTTACGGGGTTGCCATGAAACCGGTGCAGAACGCGTTGGGCGGAGCGCTGGCGCAGGGGGTGAGCGGGCTTCTCGGCGGCATCATGCCGTTCGAGAAAGGCGGGAGTTTTTCCCAAGGCCGCGTGATGCCTTTTGCCAAGGGGGGTGTCGTCGCGCAGGCCACGGCGTTTCCGATGCGTGGGGGCACGGGGCTGATGGGCGAGGCGGGGCCGGAGGCGATCATGCCTTTGGCCCGCGGGGCGGACGGTCGGCTGGGCGTGCATGCGGCGGGGACCGCGCGTCCGGTGACGGTGGTCATGAACATCACCACGCCGGATGTTCAAGGCTTCCAGCGCAGTCAGGCCCAGATCGCGGCACAGGCGCAGCGGATGCTGGCGCGCGGGCAGAAAAACCGGTGAGGGAGCAAAAGCATGGCATTTCACGACATCCGGTTTCCGGCAAATCTGTCCTTCGGGGCTTTGGGCGGGCCGGAGCGGCGGACAGAGATCGTCACGTTGGCCAACGGCCACGAGGAGCGCAACACGGCTTGGGAACATTCCCGCCGCCGGTATGATGCCGGCCTTGGTCTGCGGTCGCTGGATGATCTCGAGGCGATGATCGCGTTCTTCGAGGCGCGGCGCGGCCCGTTGCACGCCTTTCGCTGGAAGGATTGGGCGGATTGGAAATCCTCGCGCCCGTCCATGCCCACCGCGCCCACCGATCAGCGGTTGGGGTTCGGCGACGGGGTGCAGACCACGTTTCAACTGCGAAAGCGTTATCGGTCGGGGGATGACGAGTATTGGCGCCCGATTGTCAAACCTGTTTTCGGCACCGTGACAGTCGCCATCGCCGATGATGTGAAGGTGGAAGGTGCCGAGTTCGTCGTGGACACGGCGACTGGGCAGATCACCTTTGCAACACCGCCCGACATCGGGGCCTTGGTGACGGCGGGGTTTGAGTTTGATGTGCCCGTACGGTTCGAGACCGACCGGATCGCGGTGTCGCTTGCATCGTTTCACGCAGGCGAGGTTCCTGATGTGCCGGTGATCGAGGTGCGGATATGACCGGGCGTGAGGGGCTTTTTCAGCATTTGGCCAAAGGCGTCACGACTGTCTGTCATTGTTGGCTTGTGTCGCGCGGTGATGGCGTTCGTTATGGGTTTACCGACCATGACAGCGACTTGTCGTTCGAGGGCCAGGTTTTCAAGGCGGCCAGCGGATTGTCGGCCGGTGCTTTGCAGCAGACCACGGGCTTGTCGGTGGACAATGCCGAGGCGCTGGGGGCCTTGTCGGATGCCTCGGTGACCGAGGCTGATCTGGCTGCGGGCCGTTTTGACGGCGCCGAGGTGCAAAGCTGGTTGGTCAATTGGGCAGATGTCAGCCAACGTGTGACCGAGTTTCGGGGCAACTTCGGTGAGGTGACACGCAAGGCCGGTGCCTTTCGGGTGGAGTTGCGCGGTCTGACCGAGCGGCTCAATCAGCCGCAGGGGCGGGTGTATCAACCCGGTTGCAGCGCGGTCTTGGGGGATGCGGCCTGCGGGGTTGATCTGACGCTGCCGGTCTATCGCGCCACAGCGATTGTCGAGGCGGTAGATAGTCTTGGCCAGATCCGGATCGGCGGGTTGTCGAGTTATGCGGATCGCTGGTTTGACCGTGGCGCGTTGGACGTGCTGAGCGGCGCCTCGTCGGGCTTGACACTGATGATCCGCGAGGATCACTCCACGGAAACTGGCCGTATCCTGTCCGTCTGGCATGGCACGGGTGCTGCGTTTGGCGCGGGTGATCTGGTTCGCTTGCAGGCGGGTTGTGACCGGTTGGCCGAGACCTGTGGCAGCAAGTTCGGCAATTTCCTGAATTTTCGCGGTTTTCCCCATATTCCCGGCGAAGATTGGCTGACCTCTTATCCGGTGGGCAGCCAGATCAATGACGGGGGGAGCCTGCAGGCATGATCCCGCGCAACGCAGAGGTTGTGGTGCATGCGCAGGATTGGATCGGCACGCCCTACCGGCATCAGGCGAGTTGCAAGGGGGCCGGCACTGATTGCCTTGGTCTGCTGCGCGGCATCTGGCGCGACATCTACGGCGCCGAACCCTGCGCGGTTCCTGGCTACACCGCCGATTGGGCGGAACCGACGGGGCAGGAGGTTCTCCTAGAGGCCGCGAGGGTGTTGTTGACCTCGGTTCCGAAGGACGAGTCGGAGCCGGGTGATATCTTGGTGTTTCGCATGCGTGCGGGTTCCGTCGCCAAGCACCTCGGTGTGTTGGTCGAGACGGGGGGGAGGGCTGCCTTCGTGCATGCCTACAGCGGCCACGGGGTTGTGGCCTCGCCCTTCTCGATACCTTGGCAGCGCAAAGTTGCTGCTGTTTTCCGTTTTCCTTGAAGGAGCCAGAACGATGGCGACCATTCTTTTGTCCGCAGTCGGTGCGGCTGTCGGGGCCGGTTTCGGCGGCACAGTGCTGGGTCTGTCCGGCGCGGTCCTTGGCCGTGCTGTCGGTGCGACCTTGGGCCGGGCGATTGACCAGCGCATCACAGGTGCGGGGTCCGATGCGGTGGAGGTCGGTCGGGTCGAACGGTTCCGCCTGACGGGGGCCAGTGAAGGCAGCCCAGTCACACGGGCGTGGGGCCGGGTGCGACTGTCGGGGCAGGTGATTTGGGCCACGCGCTTTCGCGAATCCGTCACGCAGACGGGCGGCGGCAAGGGGGCGCCTACGCCGCGGTCATCCCAATACAGCTATTCGGTCAGCCTCGCGATTGCGCTGTGTGAAGGGGAAATCCGCCGCGTCGGGCGGGTTTGGGCGGATGGCAACGAAATCTCGCCGGACAGTCTGCAAATGCGGGTTTATCACGGCGACGAGACCCAACTTCCTGACCCAAAGATTGCGGCGGTCGAGGGCGTGGATCGCGCGCCCGCGTATCGCGGCATCGCCTATGTGGTGATCGAGGATCTGGAGCTCTCGGCCTTCGGAAACCGCGTACCGCAGTTCTCATTCGAGGTCGTGCGCGGCGCGAAATCGGACGCGGCAGCAGTTCAAGACCTCGCATCGACTATCCCCGGCGTTTGCGTGATCCCTGGAACCGGCGAATATTCGCTGGCGACAACGCCGGTGCATTACGCGCTTGCGCCCGGGGTCAATCAGCCCGCCAACACCAACATGCCGACCGACAAGACCGATTTTGCCTTGTCGCTGGAGCAATTGACCGAGGAACTGCCAGCGGCCCGTGCGGCTTCGTTGGTTGTGTCGTGGTTCGGCAACGATCTGCGCTGCACGGAATGCACCATCCGCCCGAAGGTGGAACAGAAGTTGCGCGATGGTGTCGGGATGCCGTGGCGGTCCGGCGGTCTTCTGCGCGCCGAAGCCGAGGAGGTGCCGAAGCTTCTTGATCGCCCCGTCTATGGCGGGACGCCGACCGATCAATCCGTGATCGAGGCAATCATCGCGATGAAGACCTCGGGCAAGGATGTGACCTTTTACCCCTTCATCCTGATGGACCAGATGGAGGGCAACCAGCGGGTCGATCCGTGGACCGGAATGGTCGGGCAACCCAAACTGCCGTGGCGGGGACGCATCACCACATCGCTTGCGCCGAACCTTCCCGGATCCCCCGACAGAACCATCGCCGCCGAGGCCGAGGTGGCGGCGTTCTTCGGTGCGGCCCTGCCGTCGCATTTCAGCCTTTCGGGAACCACGGTCAGCTACAGCGGACCGGCCGACTGGGGCTACAAACGGTTCATCCTGCACAATGCCATGCTCTGCGCCGCCGCCGGTGGCGTCGAGGCCTTCTGCATCGGTTCGGAAATGCGTGGATTGACCCAAATTCGCGGCGTAAACGACAGCTTTCCCGCCGTGACGGCCCTGATCGCGCTGGCGGCCGATGTGCGGTCCATACTCGGGCCGACCTGCAAACTCAGCTATGCGGCGGATTGGTCCGAGTATTTCGGCCATCAGGCCAACGGCAATCTTTACTTTCACCTTGATCCCCTTTGGGCCGATGCGAACATCGATTTCATCGGGATCGACAATTACATGCCCGTCTCGGATTGGCGCGACGACGAGGTGCAGGCGGATGACGCCTGGCAAACCGTGCATAACCCCGACTACCTGCTTGCAAATATCGCGGGCGGAGAGGGGTTTGACTGGTATTACGCCAATCCGGCGGACGAGGCATCGCAGACGCGCACGCCGATCACCGATGGCGTGCATGACGAGCCTTGGGTCTACCGTTACAAGGATTTGCGCAACTGGTGGTCGTGCCAGCACCACCCGCGCATCAATGGCGTCCGGTTGGCAACGCCCACCGCATGGGTGCCACAATCCAAGCCCTTCCGGTTCACCGAATATGGCTGCGCCGCCATCGACAAGGGCACAAACCAGCCCAACAAGTTTCTAGACCCCAAATCCTCTGAATCCGCCTTGCCGAAATACTCGACCGGTCAGCGGGATGATCTTTTGCAGATGGCCTATTACACCGCCATGGCACGATTCTGGCGCGAACCGGCGAACAATCCTGCATCGTTGTCCTATCCCGGTCCCATGCTGGATTTTGACCATTCTCTGGCCTGGGCGTGGGATGCGCGACCGTTTCCGGCCTTTCCCGTCCACCAGTCCCTCTGGTCGGACGGGGCGAATTTCGAGGCCGGTCACTGGCTGAACGGCCGGTCTGCAAACCAGTCCTTTTCGGCCGTCATCTCCGAGGTTTGCAAGACCAGCGGCGTGCCGGATGCCGACACCTCGCAGGCTTTGGGCGTTGTGCGGGGCTATAGCCTGACGGAAACCCTGTCGGCGCGGGCGCTTTTGCAACCCTTGTTGCAGGCGGGCTCCGTCGATGCGGTGGAACGCGAAGGTGTCTTGCGCTTTGCGCGGCGGACGGGTTCGGGCGCCGTGCCGCTGGCCGCTGACGGGTTTGTCGACGAGACTGGCGGACCTGAGGCCAGCCGTCTTGGCCCGGGCGAGACGATTGATCAGGTCCGGCTCAACTTTCTCGAGGCCGAAAGTGATTTTGCCGTGCGCGCCGTCACCGCAAGCCTGCCGGGCCATGCCGATCCTTCGGTGGCACAAAGCGATCTGCCCTTGGCGCTGACCACAGGCGAAGCCACCGCCTTGGCCGAGCGCTGGCTGATGGAATCGCGACTGGCGCGGGACAGCTTGAAGTTCTCGTTGCCGCCGTCGCGCCGTGACATCGGTGCAGGATCGGTCGTGGACATCGCCGGTCAACGCTATCGGATCGATCGCTGCGAATTGACGCAACAGCAGGCGCTGGAGGCTGTTCGCATCGATCCGGCAGTCTATCGTGCCATGAAGGTCGATCCGGCGCCCGCCGGTTGGAAACCCTATCAGGCGCCCACGCCGCCGTTTCCGGTCTTTCTGGACCTGCCGCTGATCACGGGAACCGAGGTTCCGCACGCCCCCCATATCGCGGTGGCAGCGGCCCCTTGGCCCGGTCAGGTGGCCCTGTGGTCCTCGCCCACCGAGGCGGGCTTTGCGTTGAACACCACGCTGGATCGCCCCGCGCTTGTCGGCGTGACCGAGACACCCTTGGTCTCGGGTGCCGCCGGGCGTTGGGAGCGCGGGCCGGCCTTGCGCATCAGGCTGTCCTCGGGGCAAATCTCTGCCGCCGAAGAAGCCGCTGTGCTGGCCGGAGCGAACGCGCTTGCGATCGGGGATGGCAGCCCGTCCGGCTGGGAGGTGCTGCAGTTTGCCGATGCAACGCTTGTCGGCCCTTCGACCTACGACATCTCGACCCGCCTTCGCGGCCAGCTTGGCACCGATGCGACCATGCCAAGCGTCTGGCCGTCGGGCAGTCTCGTGGTCCTTCTGGATGCGGGGATGAAACAGATCAGCCTTGCACAATCGGCCCGCGGTCTGGCGCGACACTACCGGATCGGGGATGCGGCACGGGGCTATGACGGGGCGGGCGTCGTGGCGCAGACCCTGTCGTTTGAAGGGATCGGCCTGCGTCCCTACGCCGTCTGCCATCTGCGCAAATCGGGGGACCTCGGCACGCCTTTACAGTTCACATGGGTCCGCCGCACCCGCATCGACGGCGACAGCTGGCAATCGGTAGAGGTGCCTCTGGGCGAGGAAACCGAATCCTACCGCCTTCGGGTCCGCATGGGCGCAACGATCCTGCGCGAGGTGGTGACAAGCCAGCCGCTGTGGACCTATCCGCTGGCCCAACAGGCTGCTGACGGCGTGGGGGCTGGCGCGGTGGTAGAGGTTGCACAGTTGTCCACCAGCTTTGGCGCGGGGCCGGTCCGCACAGTCGGCCTTGGCTGACCCGTGCGACGCTGCTTGCTCGATGATCTTTTGGCAGGGGCCGACCGGATCGCGCGCGTCACGCCTGCTGCACGGACGGAGCTTGCCATGCAACTCCTGTCCGAGGCCCATGCCGCCCATCATTACAGCCGCCGCTTCGGCATTCCGCATCCGCGCTGGGGCAATGGCAGCCTGATGGCGCGGGCGCGGCAGGACACTTTCCCCCATTCCCTGCCTTTGTGTCTGGAATCCCTATCAATCATGGCAACGGCTGTTTCGCGGTTTCGTCAAGAAAACGCGCGGCGTGGGCATGGTCTGTCACCGGCGCGCAACCTATGTTAGGATGCAGACGACAAAGGGGACGATCATGGCAGAAATCAAAGCAAAACTGATGGCAGTTGATCCGGTCTGGTCGCGCGTCTGCGACGAGGCATCGGAGATGGTCAAGGCCGAGCCTTTGCTGGGCGGGCTGGTGCATTCCAGCCTTCTGCACCACCCGACGCTTGAACGCGCTCTTGCCTATCGGTTCTCCCTGAAACTTGCCTCGGGCGAGATGAGCGAGCAGATCCTGCGCGAAATCGCGGATGAGGCTTACGCAAGCGACGCGGATCTCGGGCAGGCCGCGCGGGCCGACATCATGGCGATCTTCGATCGTGACCCCGCCTGCCACCGCTACATCCAGCCGATTCTGTTCTTCAAGGGCTTTCAGGCGGTTCAGGCCTATCGCATCGGCCATTGGCTCTGGGATCAGGGCCGCCGTGACATGGCCTATTTCGTCCAGATGCGCGTGTCCGAGGTTTTCGGCGTCGATATCCATCCCGCCGCCCGCATCGGCCGCGGCCTGATGATCGACCACGCGCATTCCATCGTCATCGGGGAAACCGCGGTGGTGGGCGACAACGTGTCGATGCTGCATTCGGTCACTCTGGGCGGCACCGGCAAAGAGGATGGCGACCGCCACCCCAAGATCGGCAATGGCGTGTTGATCGGGGCAGGGGCCAAGGTTCTGGGCAATATCCAGATCGGCTATTGCACCCGTATCGCGGCAGGCTCGGTGGTGTTGCAGGACGTGCCGCCGTGCAAGACCGTCGCCGGCGTTCCCGCCCGCATCGTGGGCGAAGCGGGCTGTGCCACCCCGTCCGTCACGATGGACCAGCGCCTG